ATAATGTAGATTATTTGACTAGAATTATTGGATATTTGAAACGTGTCAGTTCATTCAATGAAGCTAGACAAGTAGAGGAAAGTATGAGAAATTACAATAGAGTATAATTTTTAATTACATAATGAAATTAAAAGATTTAAGGGCATGATTTCAATATTGCGCAAAGATGGGTGGACTTTAAACCCAAATGACAAAGTTGTCAATGCAATACTCAAGAGGTGCGAGAATAACAATGGCTTATGCCCTTGTGTGCACAATTCTGAGGACTATGAGGGCAAAGATTTGCACTGCCCTTGCACTGACTACACGATGAAAAATAAATGCGAATGTGGGCTTTATGTAAAATATTTAAAAGATGATTAAATACTATAATGCAATGGTGGTATTTGAAGAGATACCAAATGAGATTACTTTAGCGATTAACATTACAAATTGCCCTTGCCATTGTAAGGGATGCCATTCACAGTTTTTATGGGAAGATAAAGGAACAGAATTAACGGCAAAGGAACTTAACAGTTTGCTTGAGAAAAACAGTGGTATAACGTGTGTTTGTTTTATGGGTGGTGACAGAGAACCCAATTTTATCAATATATATGCATTTTATTTAAAGCGTTTTAAAAAGTTAAAAGTGGGGTGGTACAGTGGTAGAAACGAGTTATCTAAGGACATTTCTTTAAAGAACTTTGATTTTATTAAACTTGGAGAGTATAAAGAAGACTTGGGTGGTTTGGATAAGGAAACCACAAATCAGAGGTTTTACGTTATAAAAGATGGCGAAATGGAAGACAATACTTTTTTGTTTTGGAAAAAGAAATAAAAAATGTTAAAATTTGGGGTAACATTTTGTTATCCCATTTTTTATTCGTATATTTGCAAGGAATTAAACAAAAAGCAAAATGAGCAACATCAAGAAAGAAATTTTAGATGCCATTATAAGTGATGGTGTAGAATCGTCAAAAGCAGATATACTTGGCGTAAATCCTATGGAGGATAAAGTGTACACGAAGAGAATAAACATCAATGATGAGTATCCCTTTAAGAATGAAGTGGATATAGTTGATGTCGAATGTGTATCATTAACTAGTGACACACCTTCATTTGATTCTGTAACCGATGAAGATAAGGTGCGAATTAACATGAAAAACGCTTATGGTACTTGGTGTAACATCTTTATTAATGAAGCACCAGATGAATTGGTTGAATTCATACATTCAAAGATTTGCAAGTAAATAGGTGGTAATTAGATTATTTGAAGCGAGGGCTTAATGCTCTCGCTTTTTTTGTTTATATTATCGTTAAAATTATTATTTTTTAAATACTTATAAGAAATAATTTTAACTAATGGCAAAGAAACAATATTTCGGCATTAAATACCCATTTACGTCTGAGGGGTTTCAGAATTTCTATGTGGATGCAAATAGCAATTTAAAGGAAAAAACTAGAAGCCAGCTTATGCATATCATATTTACTCCTAAAGGACAGAGAATAAGGAATCCTGAGTTTGGAACAGATTTGATTAAGTTCATTTTTGAGCCAAACGATAATATTACGTGGGAATCCGTGAAGAACGAAGTGAGTGAGTCTGTCAGAAGGTGGACTGACAACATAATAATAAATGACATTCAAGTTGTAAAAAACGAAGAAGACGAATCAGAAATATTTGTAAAGTTAGACTATAGTGTTTCTGAGGGTAACAAAATAACAAATGATAGCGTAGTCGTACAAGTGTAATGGAAAAGAAAATTAATTACTTAAGTAGGAGTTTTGAGGATATTAAAGACGAGTTGATAAAGTTTTCAAACCAATATTATCCTGAACTTTCTGATAATTTTAGTGATTCTAGCGTTGGCGCATGGTTTATTGACCTTGTAGCCGCAGTTGGTGATGACTTGTCATACCATACGGATAGGATGTATCAAGAGACAAATATTGACAGTGCTAACCTAAAGAGCAGTGTGTTGAACCAAGCTAGAGCCAATGGTTTGAAGATTCCTGGAATGAAGTCTTCAATTTGTGAGGTTGAAATAGGCTGTGTTTTGCCTACTGACAGTACGAATATAAACCAACCTGATTGGAATTATGCTCCGATTGTTCAGAGAACTAGTATTGTTTCCGCAGGAGACTACAATTATCAATTAACTGAAGATGTGAATTTTGCAGAACAGTTCAATTCAAATGGTTTTTCCAACAGAAAGATTACACCGTCAAGGGATGGAAATGGAAACATTACAGGTTATAACGTATATAAGTCTTCAGTTGTCATAAATGGTATCACCAAGATATATAAAAAGGTTATATACAATAGTGATTTGAAACCATTCATGGAGGTTGTTTTGCCAGAGTCTAATGTTGAAAATATTGAATCAATCATATTCAAGGAAACTAGCAACTATTCCGCAGCCCCTAACATATATGAGTATTACATTGATGCCGAAGAGTATAGGATTTCCAATGAGGCTGTTATGACATATAGGTTCTTTGAGTGTGATTCTCTAGCTGATATGTATAGGTTTGGTTCTGAGGCTAATATAGGCGAAAACTATGTGGTTAACATGTACAAGCCACACCTTTACAATGATTATACTGAAGTTATAAGGAAAGACGGAAGCGGTGAAACCATCACAGCAAGGACAAGTAGGTACTATCGTGGAAAATGGAAGCCATTAAGACAGAAATTTATAACTGAATATACTGACAATGGCTACATGAAGATTATATTTGGTGCAGGTAATACCTATGAAGCAGTTCCAAGCGGACAGACAGTATACGGTGATTACATGGCATCCAATTTAATAAACAACAATATGTTGGGTGTACTACCTAAAGAAGGATGGACTATGTTTGTCCTATATAGAATAGGTGGCGGTATGTCATCGAACTTAGGTCCTGGTTCTATCAACCGTTTCACCATTGCAAATGTTGATTGGGGTGGAAACACTGGTAGTACCGATGGTACTCTTAGGGGTAAGGTAATCACATCACTGTCAGTGGCTAACTTATCTACTGCATTAGCAGGTAAAGATGCCCCTTCTACAGACGAAATAAAGCAGTTGATGAAGTATAACTTTGGCGCACAAAATCGTGCCGTAACTGTAAAGGACTATGCAACCAAGCTTATGCAAATGCCTCCTAGGTTTGGAGCACCGTTTAGAAACTGCGTAATTGAGTCCAACAACAAGATTGAAATGGATTTCTTGGGTATTAACGCAATTGGCCAGTTGGATTCTTCTCTTCCGCAGACACTTGTAGAAAACGTGATAGAATATATGTCGAACTACAAGCAGATAAACGACTACATAGAAATTAAGAGTGGTAGAATTTACAATATTGGTCTAGGAGTTGATTTATTCATCAATAAGAGTTATAACCCTAGCAACGTCATTACAGACGTGATAGAGACGATTGTAAAGTATTTTGACGTAAATACTCACCAAATGGGTGATGATATTTTCATTGGCGATTTGGAGAAAGAAATCACATTAACTGATGGTGTTACGAGTTTAATTGATTTGAGGGTATACAAGATTTGGAATGGTGCTTATTCACCAGATAAATGCCCATTACCAACATATGTTGAAGGAGTTTGCGAAAGATATACTGATGATTTCAATACACCTGACATGGCTAATTCTGAGCAAATAGACTTAATGGCTGTGGACAAGGTTTTGTACGGTGATTATAATTCGATGTATGAAATTAAAAACCCAAAAATCGACATTCAAGTAAAGTGTAAAATAATTTAAATATATAATATAGTGTTATGGCATGTAATTGCAAAAGGGCTACTGAAATTGAAGACAAATTAGGAACTAGGGAAGGTGAGTCTTTCTTCGGAAAAGTGTTCAGGTGGTTAATGAAAACCATCATATTCGTCATTTCAGTTTTAATGGCAATAGTTGTCACTCCAATATTGATTTGCGTGGTGATATACAAATTGTTTTTTTCGAAAAACAGAACGATAGTTCTACCTAAACAGTTACAAAAATTTCTTGAATAATTCATGAATAAGAATTTTAGAGTACATACAAACATAGCTAGTGATACTGTCCTTAACGTAAACATGCAGCAAGACTTTGATTTTCTAGAGGTCTTGTCGTTGAAACTTAGACAGAAAGATGCTTATAGGCTTCACTCTTCTAATTATGGTGTTATAATTGGAAGGGTTCTTGCTAATGATGCGTTTGGCATTCCTAACGCAAAGGTGTCTGTGTTTATTGAAAGGGATACAAACGACTCTAGTGACATTGAATCAATATACCCATATACTGAAATAACGATTAAGGATAAGTTGGGAAGAAGGTATAACTTGCTTCCTGATGAGAGCGATGATGACTGCTATAAGGTTGTTGGAACGTTCCCAAACAAAAGGTTAGTTCTAGATAATGACATCTATCTAGATGTGTTTGACAAATATTGGAAATACACAACCGTAACCAACCAAGCAGGTGACTATATGATTTTTGGTGTACCAACTGGCAGTGTTCAAGTCCATGTTGACATCGATTTGTCAGACATAGGTATTTTATCACAGAAACCTCGTGATTTTGAGTATAAAGGCTATAATATCACGATGTTTGATACACCTAACCAATTTAAGGAAAGCACCAACTTGGATAGCCTAGCTCAGATATTCTCACAGAACAAGAGTGTATTCGTTTATCCTTTCTGGGGCGATTCCGATAATGGAGTTGCCGCAATAACTCGTAGTGACATCCAAATACAATATAAGTTTGAGCCTACATGTGTATTCATGGGTTCTATCGTGTCAGACAATGACGGACATTCAATCGGACATAAATGCGCCCCTGATGTGGATAATGGTATGAACGACCAGTTGATAGGTGGAAATGGAACTATTGAAATGATTCGTAAAACCGCTGACGGATTGGTTGAAGAGTATCAGATTCAAGGTAATCAGCTTATTGATGAAAATGGCGTATGGTGCTATCAAATTCCGATGAACCTAGATTATATAGGCACTGATGAATATGGTAACATTGTTCCTACAGACAATCCTACAAAGGGTATTCCTACTAGGACTCAAGTTAGATTTAGGTTTAGCAAAAACGAAACCAATGAGGAAGGTTTTTCAAGACACACAGCAAAATACCTAGTTCCTATGAATCCCATCTTTAGTGAAAAGGAAGTTATTCCAACTATTGACATTAAAGGTAGTGAAGTAGAGAAAATGTATTTGTTTGGCTCTGCAACACCTGAGAGTTGTTTCAGAGATTTGTATTGGAACAACGTTTATAGCGTCAAAAACTACATTCCTAAGACACAAGTTGCTCACAGAGCATATGCTAAGAACTATAGTTCGTTGAAAGGTGCTAACTTGGCCGAAGACCAAAATGCAGTTCCTTTCAACAAACTTCGTGTTGACATACCATTCACGTTTATGATACTTTGCATATTGTTTAAGATTGTAATGATTATCATAGCATTCATCAATACTTTAGTATGTCTAATAGATTCAATTATCAACATATTCTATAGGATTAAAAAGTTCAGTTTTAAGGTGTTTAAATGGAGAGTCAGACCTTTTGGATGGCTACCAGTACCTGATTTCATCGGTTGTATACCTCTTTCAGCAGGACTTAGTGAAGGTAATGTTGCATATTATCCAGGATGTTGGTGTAAAAGCACTGGCTTAAAATACGCTGATTGTCCAGATGATATGGAAGGCGATTGTAAAAAAGTCAATGACAACTCCACACTTACAGACATCATTCAGAGAAACTTAGCCCTAGATTTCAAAATCATCAAGCTAGATTTCTACCAAGATTGGTTGAATGGTTGCCTATACATGCCACTTTGGTATTGGAGGAAGAGGAAAAAGAAGACATTTTTGTTCGGCTTGTTCCCAAGCAGAGCTAAAAATGAATATTGTGCATGTGATGGTATTAGAACTTACTCTAGATTAAAGACTTATGTCACATGTAACATAGAATATGAAGACAATAATTTAACAGCTACTAATAGTTCAATGCCAGATAGTGAAAACAGATGGCACAAGAACAAAACTGGACAAGTTAGATATAAGAGGGGTCTAATAAAGGCAGTTGAGAACAAAGACGGATTGACAGCATATTATTATGTGGCAACACAAGCTGTTGATGATAGTACGAATAAGAATCCTGACTTAGAAATGGAAATGGTTAATCCAAATTTTCATGCAGTTAGACTATATGCCACAGATATAATATTGTTGGGTAACTTAGACCCTAACAACATATATGGTATTCCTCAATTCTTTACTTGTTTACCTCCAACCACAGCTAATATTCCTGCAATTGCTACTATAGAAGAGACGATAAATCCTGAAGAAGAGGAAAAGGAGTCTTCTAAGGATATTGGTGGAGATTCTGAAGACAGTGGTACAACAATTACCACTGGTATGGATTGGGGTCACAATGGAAATAAGCAAACTCCAAAATACAAGACTGGCTTGTTTATGGACTTGGCTTGTACCTATGCTGCTACTAGACCTAAGTCATGCATCAACGTTGAAAGACTTAGTGAGTATGGTGTAAATCTTGATATGACATACAACATGGCATACCATAGTGGTGGAAATGATGTTAAATATGGGCAGTTCGATTCAGACGGTTTCATCAACAAACTTGAACTTGATGACACTGAAAACAGGGCTATGTTTGCAACATTGAACCACATAGGATTCATACCACAGCCTTATCAAGACTCTCTAACGAGTGGATGCACCACACAAATGCTTGATGAAAATACTAGTTATTTGATTCCTAAGTTTAAGTACATATATCCTGTAGATTTTGATGGAAGATTGAAAGTTCCTATGGATTTGTATAGAAACAGTTTCCAACAAGCACTCTATGATGAGGCAGACCAAGCATATCTAACATTCAGGCTTGGGGCAGAAAGTGGAGGTTCTATGACAGACAATTCTGAATTGAGAATAAGACATTTCTATCACAACAATGGCGGTAAATATGACATGCCTTTGTACAACAACTCTTTCTATTTCTATTTCGGCATAAAGAAGGGTAGCACAGCTATTGACAAGTTTAATCAGATGTTCTATGCCTCTTGTTATAAACAAGACAAGAAGCCGTTTACATTAGATATAGACAAGAGGGGTAGGTCATATTGTCCTTCCATATATAAGGATACTGACGGATATGGCTACATCAAGGTCACGTTGGATGACATCAGAGCACCTTATACATACAAGTTGTATGATTCATTCGGTGATATTATCATCGAAGAAACAGGTATGACTTATTCTCAGTTTGTAATTGGTGGTACAATAAATGTATCTAGTGATGCTATTTCAAATCCAGAGGTTAGATACCAAATTCCAGTTGAGGAAAATGAGCGAGAAGATGGTAAAAACTATTATCATGATGAAACTACTAACTTATATTATGAAATCGTAGATTCTTTCTATGGTAACAGCGCAAGTGGATTAACCAACCAAGAGTACATTCTAGAGGTCATTGATAACAATGGTAAGATGCTGTCTGAGAAGATAAAGTTGGATGTTCCTAAAATAGTCGGTGATTACGAAAGCGTAAGACTAGGTACTAAATTCTATGATATTGTAACAACTAGGATTGACTACATATGTCATGATGACAACAAATTCTACGGCATAATTAAGTTGAAGGATATTATCGTTGATGGTCATAAGTGCGAAATAACACGATTTGGCAACGTAAATTATGATGCAATTAATGATAAGTATACATTAGATGTCTATTGTGTTTCTGAAGATTTTAATACAGAGGTTAAAGTATTACTTACGTTAAACATCTATAAGAAAGGTAATGCAGAAACAACTACGAGAAGATGTTTGTGTGATGCGGCAAATGGATTAACTGACGTTTCTAAAATGTCTATAGCTACTGCAAGTATTAGTTGTTGGATTGGCTTAGTTGGAAATGACCTAGAGTTCTATGTTTATCAGCCTAACAGGTTCTTGTTGACATTAACTGAATACTGTGATGATGATTTAATTGTTGAAAACACTTCGACTGAAATTGTAAACATACAGAACGGAGAGAATTTTACTGCAACGTTAAACGATATGCCAATTAATTTTATGCTAGGTACGTTTAACGATAGCAATGATGCCGATATTGCGAAGCATACCAATTTTTATTATCCAACAACAATTGAAGATGTAACTTCAGATAGAATTAGTGGTTGGTTTGGTGTTCATCAAGAAAACGCATACGAATTTAGTGCAGACACAAATATGACTTGTGACAAAAACCAAGAAATGTGGGAAGATGTGATAGATACAGTTAATGATTACGTATCTAAAGCGGAAACAAAGAGGACAATTCTTAGGTTTAAGTTTGAAAGTATGTTTAGTTTAAGTGAAGGTACTTACATTACAACTGATTCAAATGCAACATTTACTTTGAAGGGTAAAGGTGGTGTTAGCCCTTTGTTGTACAGAAATGTTGCGCCATATTATGAGGATACTAGAAAAATGGGTACTACTTATGTACTATCTGATTCTTGGCAGAC